ACGCCTACGACGAGATCAAGGACCGCCGCGGGACGATGTCCCCCGAGGGCGTGTTCGTCAAGGAATCCTAAACCGCCAACTGGAGACGACCAATGGCAATCACACTCAAGTCCACCCGCGATGCCGCGCTCGACGGCATCAAGATCCTGGTCCACGGCCCGGCCGGCGCAGGCAAGACCAGCCTGTGCGGCACCACCGGCGGCAGCACGCTGATCATCAGCGCCGAGTCGGGCCTGCTGTCGCTGCGCGCCTTCGACATCCCGGTGCTCGAGGTCAAGACCCTGGACCAGCTCTACGAGGCCTACCAGTTCGTGACCGATACCGACGAGGGCAAGGCCTTCCAGTGGGTCTGCCTGGACTCCATCTCGGAGATCGCCGAGGTGGTGCTCAACCACGAGAAGAAGACCGCCAAGGATCCGCGCCAGGCCTACGGCGCCCTGGCCGAGAAGATGACCGACATCCTGCGCGCCTTCCGCGACTTGCCCGGTCGCAACGTGTACTTCGCCTGCAAGCAGGAGCGCACCAAGGACGAGCAGTCGGGCGCGATGCTGTACTTCCCCAGCATGCCCGGCAACATGCTCAAGCAGGGCGTGGGGTACTTCTTCGACGAGGTGTTCGCCCTGCGCGTGGAGAAGGACGCCGAGGGCAACCCGACCCGCTGGCTGCAGACCAACCGCGACTACAACTACGAGGCCAAGGACCGCTCCGGCAGCCTCGAGATGTTTGAGCCCGCCGACCTGTCGGCCATCGCAGCCAAGATCAAAGCCTAAGCCGCGTGGGCTTTCAATCACGCCGCATATCACATTGCCATTGAAAGGACAGCCATCATGGCTCAATTCAACTTCGACACCAGCAGCGTTGAGAAGCGCGAGAACAACTACGAGCTCCTGCCCGCGGGCTGGTACGTGGGTCAGGTCACCGAGAGCGAGATCGTCCCGCTGAAGTCGGGCAACGGCCAGTCGCTCAAGCTGACCGTGGAGATCCTCTCCGACGGCTATCGCGGCCGCAAGGTCTGGGCGCGCCTGAACGTGCAGCACAGCAACCCCGAGGCCGAGCGCATCGCTCAGCAGCAACTGCGCGAGCTCTGCGAGTCCATCGGCCTGGGCCGCATGACCGACACGGTGCAGCTCCACAACCAGCCGTTCGGCGTGAAGGTCAAGATCCGCGAGGACAAGACCGGCCAGTACGAGCCGCAGAACGAGGTGGCTGGCTTCAAGCCCGCCGGTGGCAGCCCGGTCCACGGCCAGGCGATCGCCGCCGGCATGGCCGCCCGCGCCCCGCAGGCGCCCGCCAACGCGCCCGCGGCCGCCGCTGGCACCTCCGCCCCTCCCTGGGCCAAGCGCGCAGCCTGAGCCCCGCTGGGCGGCCCTGCGCCGCCCTCTTCTTTCCCTCAACTACAGGAGACCCCTGTGAATTCCGACGTGACCATCAATCTGCCCATGGCGACGGTCGATGCCTGCATCACCGCCCTGAGCAAGTTCCCCTACGAGCAGGCCGCCCCGCACATCGACGTGCTGCGCGCCAGCGTGAACGCGGTGCTGACCCAGTCGGTCAGCGTGACCGTGACCGAGTCCGAAGGGGGTGAGGCATGAAGACCAAGATCTACCGCGTGACCCGCGATGACGGCGCCACGTTCCTGGTCGAGGCCAACAACCGCGCCTCTGCGGTGAACCACATCGCCCGCTCTTCGCACACCGCGGAGCTGGCCAGCCAGCACGACTTGGTGGCCGCGGTGCGCGCCGGCGTGTCGATCCAGCGCGCCGGAGAGGCAGAGACCGAGTGACCTGCAGGGGGCGCCAGCCCCCTGTACCGGCGAGCGCCCTGCCCCGGACGCTGGCCCGTACAACCACCGCAGGAGCCCTGCACCATGCTGACCGACAAGTCCCAGCACATCCTCACCCAGGCCGCCGAGTCCATTGAGGAGATCGTCGAGAACGCCCGCTCCATCCACGGCGACTCGTTCGCCGACTTCCTGGTGTTCGTCAACCGCAACTCGGGCGTGATCAAGCTGCTGGCCACCGCCCGCCACATGCCCGACGAGCACGCTGATCAGGTGATGAGCGTGGTCTGCGACATGATGGGCCGCTCGGCCGCCGACTACGGCAAGGCGCTGCACCTCACCCAGGCGCAGGTCCACGACGCGCTGAACCTGTGCGGCACCGTGCAGGACCGCATCCGCAGCGTCGAGCAGGCAGTGTCGAAGGGTCTGTGATGGCTGCGATTCCAGAACCCCTGAACAGCACCGCCGCCAAAATCTTCGCCGCCTACGAGGCGGCCGCAGACGACGGCCACCGCCCGCACCTGGGCGCCAGCATCATCGGCCACAACTGCGAGCGCCGCCTGTGGCTGACCTTTCACTGGGCCAAGAAGGAGCGATTCTCTGGCCGCATGTTGCGCCTGTTCCAGACGGGCCAGCTCGAGGAGCCGCGCATCGTGCGCGACCTGCGCTCCATCGGGGTGGAAGTCCACGCCACCGCGCCCGACGGCGCCCAGTGGCGCGTGGCCGACATCGGTGACCACTTCGGCGGCAGCATGGACGCCGCAGCCGTCGGTGTGCCCGAGGCGCCCAAGACCTGGCACGTCTGCGAGTTCAAGACCCACAACCAGAAGTCCTTCGACGATCTGGTCAAGCGCCGGGTCCAGGCCGCCAAGCCCCAGCACTACTCCCAGATGCAGGTCTACATGGGCCTGACCGGTATGGAGCGCGCCCTGTACGTGGCGGTGTGCAAGAACACCGACGACCTGTACGTGGAGCGCCTGGAGTTCGACGCGGTGGAGTTCGCCCGGCTGCGCGCCAAGGCCGAGCGGGTGATCCGGGCCGCAGAGCCGCCGCTGCGGGTCAGCAACGACCCGTCCTGGTACGAGTGCAAGATGTGCCACTTCTCGCCGATCTGCCACGGCACCGATCTGCCCGAGGTGAACTGCAGGACGTGCGCGCACTCCACGCCAGAGGTCAATGGCCAGGCCCGCTGGACGTGCGCCGAGCACGAGCAGGATCTGGAGTTCAACGAGCAGCGCACCGGCTGCGAGCGCCACCGCTACATCCCCATCCTGCTGGAGAAAGTCGGCCAGCAGACGGACGTGCTGAACGGCGACGTGCTGTACCGCGACCACGACGGCCAGACGTTCGCCAATGGCAACGGCAAGACCGCGCTCACGTCGGTGGAGCTGCACCGCCTCGAGCACAAGTCCATGGCCGCCGAGGCCTGCCGCATGAAGGGCGCGCTGCACCAGCAGGGCATCACGACTGCGGAGGTAGTGGCGTGAGGTTCGGGTCAGTGTGCAGTGGCATCGAAGCTGCGAGCGTGGCCTGGGAGCCCCTGGGCTGGCAAGCTGCGTGGTTTGCCGAGATCGAACCCTTTCCTTCTGCTGTCCTGAAGTATCACTATGCCAATGTCCCGAACCTCGGGGATATGACGCGCCTGCCGGAGATGATCCGCGCCGGCGAGGTCGAGGCGCCAGACCTGTTCTGCGGTGGCACCCCGTGCCAAGCGTTTTCTGTGGCCGGGTTGCGGAAGTCCCTGGACGATGCTCGCGGCAATCTGTCCCTTACCTTCTGCGAGATCGCAAATGCAATTGACCATGTTCGATCTGCTCGAGGAGAGCTGCCAGCCATCGTCTTCTGGGAGAACGTCCCGGGAGTTCTCAGCACTGCCGACAACGCCTTCGGCTGCTTCCTTTCAGCGCTCGCTGGCTGCGATACCGCCATCGACCCGTTGGCCGCAACCGGGTGGACCAACGCGGGTGTGGTTGCTGGACCCCAGCGCACAGTCGCCTGGCGTGTCCTGGATGCCCAATACTTCGGACTGGCCCAACGACGCCGCCGTGTGTTCGTTGTCGCAAGTGCTCGAGCGGGGTTCGATCCCGCCTCGGTTCTTCTTGAGTGGGACGGCCTGCGCCGGGATTCTGCGCCGAGCAGAAAGGCGGGGAAAAGCGCTGCCGCCTGCGCTGCATCGGGCGCTGCATTCGGTGGCAACCGCACCAGCGGCCCAATTGACGTAGCCCCAGCACTGAACGCCTGCGGCACCGCCAGCGGCCGCCAGGATTTTGAGACGGAGGCTTTCGTCACCGCCTTCCACCCCACGCAAGACCCCATCAGCAGCACCGATGTGTGCCATGCCATTGGCACCGGCAACGGGCAGGGTTGCGCGACTGCGGCAGTGGCGCTCCAAGCGAACTCACGCGATGAGGTTCGCATCATGAACGGCGATGGTCAGATAACTGGGGCGCTGACCGATGAAGGGCGCGTTAGGCGCGGTGGCACAACTCAGATTGCCACCGCCATGCAAGTCCGCCGCCTCACGCCCGTCGAGTGCGAGCGGCTACAGGGCTTCCCTGACGGCTACACCGCCATCCCCTGGCGCAACAAGCCCGCCAGCGAGTGCCCTGACGGCCCGCGCTACAAGGCCTTGGGCAACTCCTGGGCAGTGCCCTGCGTACGCTGGATCGGCCGCAGGATTCACAATGCTGTAGTCGGGAGGCCTGCATGAAGCTGCGCGACTACCAATCCCGCACCCTCGACGAGCTCTGGTCCTGGTTCAACCGCCACACCGACGGCAACCCCATCGTGGAGGCCGCGGTGGGCGCCGGCAAGAGCCTGATGATCGCGGCCCTGGCGCAGCGCGCTGACACCGAGTACCCGGGCACCCGCATCCTGGTGCTGGTCCACCAGAAGGAGCTGCTCGAGCAGAACGTCGAGAAGATCCTGGCCATCTGGCCGCAGGCCGACGTGGGCATCTACAGCGCGGCGGCCGGGCGCAAGCAGCTCGGCCGGCAGATCACCTACGCCACGATCGGCAGCATCTACAAGCAGGCCTACAACCTCGGGCGCATCGACATCGTGCTGGCCGACGAGTGCCACCTCATCAACCCGAAGGAGACGGGGATGTGGCGGCAGTTCTTGAACGACCTGGCACGCCCCTGCCCGCACGCCCGCACGATCGGCTGGACCGGCACCCCTTTCCGCGGCAACGGCGTCTGGCTGACCGCAGGAGACGAGGCCCTGTTCACGCACGTCGCCACCCGGGTGACGATGCGCGAGCTGCTGGACCTGCAGTTCCTCACGCCACTGCTGCCGGCCCCCACCGCCACCCGCGTAGACGCCAGCGACGTGCGCACCTCGGGCGACGACTACGTGGTCAGCGAGCTCGCCAAGGTCACCGACCGGGAGGAGCTGGTCGAGGCCACCTGCGACGAGATCGTGCAGCTCGCCGCCGACCGCAAGCGCTGGCTGGTGTTCGCCGTCACCATCGATCATGCGGATCACGTATGCGCATCCCTCGTGCGCAGAGGCGTGAACGCCGCCGTGGTGAGCGCAGAGACCCCGAAGCACGACCGCGCTGCCCTGATCAAGGCCTTCCGCCTGGGGCAGATCCGGTGCCTGGTGAACGTGGCCGTGCTGACCACCGGCTTCGACGTGCCGCAGGTGGACTTCATCGCCCTGCTGCGCGCCACCAAGAGCCCCGTGCTGTACGTGCAGATCGCCGGCCGCGGCATGCGTCTGGCTGACGGGAAGGACAACTGCCTGTGGGCCGACTTCACCGACACCACCGAGCGCATGGGTCCGGTGGACGCCATCAAGGGCCGGCTGCCCAGCGCAGCGCGCAAGGGCGAGGCGCCGACCAAGCTCTGCCCCGAGTGCGGTAGCCAGAACCCGGCATCGGCCACCGAGTGCATCGACTGCGGGTTCAAGTTCCCCGAGCCCGAGCGCATCAAGCACGGCAACAAGGCCAGCGCCGCGGCCGTGCTGAGCAGCCAGCAGGAGGCGCTCTTTGAGGAGGTGCCGGTGGACGAGGTGCGCTACCGGCTGCATCAGAAGGAGGGCTCGCCGCCCAGCCTGCGAGTGGAGTACCTCAACGGCATCATGGTGGCGGCGCGAGAATGGGTCTGCGTTTCACACCAGGGCTACGCACGCAAGAAGGCCGAGGCCTGGTGGGCGACGCGCTCAAAGATCGATGCGATCCCGGGCAGCGCCGAGGAGGCCATCGAGTGGCTGGAGTACGACGCAGACATCCTGCGCAAGCCAGCCATGATCCGTATCACAAAGATGGACAAGTACCCGCAGGTGGTGTCCTACGAATGGGGGCAGGCATGAACAAGACCGAACTGCAGATCAGGCGCGATCTCTTCCGCCGCGAGCTCAAGGCGCTCGAGTCCATCACGGTCGAGTGCTTCACCTGTCAGCACTACGCCACGGCGCACGGCCCGACGTGCTCCATGTTCAACGCAACGCCGCCGGCCGACGTCGTCAAGACCGGATGCGACGAATGGATTCACGACCCTATTCCATTCTAAATATCACAAGGGTAAACTATCACAATGGCAACACCGCTGCGCATTGTTCCCTGTGACCTAAAGACGGCAAACGAGTTTGTGCGCAATCTGCATAGGCACAGTCGGCCAGTGGTGGGGCACAAGTTTGCTGTAGGTGTGGAAGCCTGCACCAGCATGGTCAATGATGAGCAGTGGGCGTTAGTGGGGGTCGCGATTGTTGGAAGACCTGTTGCACCTCGGTTGGACGACGGCAAAGCAGCGGAAGTGACTCGGCTTTGCACAGACGGCACGCGCAACGCCTGCAGCATGCTTTACGGGGCGGCCCGGCGCGCTGCACGCGCACTTGGTCATGCGCCGATCTACACGTACACGCTTCCCGACGAAGGCGGTGCCAGCTTGAGGGCCGCTGGATTCAAACTAGACAAAGCAGACGCCGGTGGGAGTGCTGCGATGTGGCACAGCCGGCCAGGGCGCAAGGCCCAGCCTGTTGGAGACGACCTGATCGGTGGCAAGTGGAGATGGATTGGCTGAGGTCATCTCATCTGCAATAAACAAATAGCGAATATCACAATGGCAATCTGCGCAAACGACACCCAGGTGGGTGGCAATCACTACAAGGACATGGCCGTCGAGCCATGGGACGTGATCGACACCTGGCCGCGTGAGCAACGCATCGGTTTCTATCGTGGGAATGCGCTCAAGTACATCATGCGCATGGGCACCAAAGACGAACAGCTCAAGGAGATCGGCAAGGCGCAGCACTACCTGCAGAAGCTGGTCGAGGAGCTGGAGGAAGGGCTATGAGACGCCAAGGAATAGACTTGTTGGACTTGCTGGTGCTGGCCGCAGTGTGGGCCGGTGGCTTGGTGACGATCGGCCTCGTGGCACGAGCGGCCTACGAGCTCGCCAAGTTTGGCTGGGGGTTGCTGCCGTGACCGCAACCAGATACGTGCGCCTGCCGCTCTTTGAGCGCCTGACAGGCTACACCCAGAAGGCAGTGCGCCGAAAGATCGAGGAAGGCGTCTGGCTTGAGGGAAAGCAGTACCGCCGCGCCCCGGACGGTCACATCCTCATCGACATGGACGGGTACGAAAAGTGGGTAGAAAGAGCAATGGCGTAGAGGTCAGGGATGGCAGCATCCGCCTGAACTTCACATACGATGGCCAGCGGTATCGCAAGACGCTGCTGGTCGACAACAAGCCGTTGGCACCCACGGTGGCCAACCGCAAGTACGCGACCCGCCTGATCGAGGAGATCCACGACAAGATCCGGCTGGGCGTGTTCGTCATGGCCGAGTACTTCCCGGCCTCGGGCACCACCTCGGGCCTGACCGTCGCAGACCAGCTCGACACCTGGCTGGCCGGGCAGCGCATCGAGAACTCCACCAAGGCCGGCTACAGCAGCGCGATCAAGTTCTGGAAGGCTGCCCCCTACGACGACCCCAAGAGCGGCGCCATGGGCGACCTGCTTCTGCGCAAGCTGGTGTCCAGCCACATCAAGATCGCGATCGCCAGCAAGCCGGGCCTGTCGGGCAAGACCGTCAACAACTACGTGAGCGTCCTGCGCGACGCCCTCGAGCTGGCCGTCACCGACAAGGTACTCAGGGATAACCCTGTGTCCAGCATCAAGCGCGCCAAGTACCAGAAGCCCACGCCGGACCCGTTCAGCGCCGAGGAGCGCGAGAAGATCATCGCCAAGATGGCCGAGCGCCACCCGGGCCAGGTGGCCAACATGGTCGAGTTCTGGTTCTGGACAGGCCTGCGCACGGGCGAGATGTTCGGTCTGGCCTGGCGCCACGTTGACCTAGCCTCCGGCACCGTGCTGGTGGCCGAGACGGTGGTCAGGGGCGAGGAGAAGGACAGCACCAAGACCGACACCGCCCGCACGGTCAGGCTGAACAGCCGGGCCCTGGCGGCCCTACAGCGCCAGCGCCAGCACACCCAGATGGCTGATGACGGGCGCGTGTTCCACGATCCCCGCTATGGGGTGGGCTGGCACGAGGAGCGGGCATTCCGGCGCAGCTACTGGGAGCCGGTGCTCAAGGCGCTGGGCATGCGCTACCGCCGGCCCTACAACTGCCGGCACACCTACGCCACGGCGATGCTGATGGTGGGAATGACGCCGGCCTTCTGCGCCAAGCAGCTTGGCCACAGCGTCGAGATGTTCCTCAAGACCTACGCCAAGTGGATCGACGGCGATCGGGATGCCGCCGAAATGGCAAGGCTCGAGATGAATCTGCAGGCTCCGAAAGTGGAGAGGCAGGCCTCATGAGTGACGTCTACACCGCCTTCATGCAGTCGATCTACTCTGCCCGCAAGCGCGCCAGCAAGTCGGCCGCAGCGCATGAGCTGACGAAGGAACAGGCCGAGCAGTTGTGGGAGAGATGCGGCGGGAGCTGCGAAGTCACGGGCATCGCGTTCAGCATCAAGCAGATCCCCGGCAGTGCGCGCAGGCCCTGGGCCCCAAGCATTGACCGCATCGACGCCCAGGTGGGCTACACCGTTGACAACGTGCGAGTGGTTTGTGCTGCGGTCAACATCGCGATGAACCAGTGGGGCGAGGACGTCCTCTACACCATCGCGGCATCCATCATGGCAAACGGCCGCGCCAGGCGGATGGCAAGGTCATCGCAGCACACATTTGAACTGCCGATGGACGTCAGGCTGTACCGCGGCAGGAAGTCGATCGCCTACGTGGCCCGCGTCAGAGACTTTGGCGTCGAGCAGTACCTGGGCCGATTCTTCACCGTTGACGACGCCCTAGCGGCACGCAAAGCGTGGGCGCTGGAGAACGGATCGGCGAAGGTTTTGCACCAGATCTACCAGTTCACCCGCGAGGCAGACCTGCTGGAGCAGATTCGGAAATTGTCCCTGGATGGGTACTGGAAAAATCCAGATTCCGAAAACGCCTTTGAAATCAACGTGTTAGATGGGGTGGCTGATGGGACTCGAACCCAAGCAGGGGGGGAAACTAGGGGAACCGATGGGACGTAAGTTGTTGATTTCAAAGGGCCTGATTCCCCTGGCTTCCCCACCCTTCCCACAAATTGTCCCTGAGATTGTCCCCAGGAATTCACAATGCCATCTGGTTTCGTTCACAAAGCCTGAAGAAAAGGAAAACCCTTGAGTACCGTTTTTGCCATCGCGAATGTCTTGCATTCGCTACAAGCCCTGAAGGAAACCGTCCCGCCCAATGAGTGGGGCGAGACCCCCCTGCCCGTCATCGCCGCCCCGGGCTGGTGGATGCGGCAGGTGTCCGAGGAGCTCGGCCAGCCGGCAGACATGGAGCCGGCCGAGGTGCATGGCTGCAGCGTTGTGCGCAACGACGACATCGCCGAGCCGGTGCTGGTGTCGCACGAGGGCAAGACCTACCCCGTGCTGCCGGCCTGGATGCGGGCGAAGGAGGCGACTTGAACTTTGTCACCCCCCTGCCCCCGCAGAAGGTCTGGATCCGCGCCGAGTACCTGTACGACTTCGACCCCGAGCGCAACGGCGAACTGGTCGAAGGTGTGTGGGTCAGCGTCAAGTCGATCCGCGGCCAGGCCTTCCGCTTCGAGACCTACCTGCCAGCGTTCGGCGCGCTGTACGACAAGCTGCCGATCAGCGCCTTCCAGCACTGCACCCGCAGCGGCGAGGATCTGCCGCTGGACGTCCTGCAGATCTGGGACTGCCTGAGCTACCACGTCAGCGTGGTGGAGAAGCCGCTGCTGAGGGGGCTGCGCGCCGAGTTCTTTGGCAAGGACCGCCAACTCCACGGTGGCGAGTACCTCTTCACGCTGGACAACTGCAACCCGGACCCCCGCATCCCCGACTTCGGGTTCAGCGAGACGCCCGAGGAGCACAAGAGCTACAACGTCCTGGCGCTCGACAACGGGCAGTTCGCCCTGCAGCCGAACAACCGCTGCCGGTTCTTCGACCCGGCGCTCACGCACTCGCAGTTGAAGACGCCCGACTTCAAGGTCTGCACCAAGACCTACCGCGTCGAGAACACCGCGAAGTGGCGCCTGGGCGACACCTCGACGGTGACCTACGACGAGAGGGCCGAAGCCTAAGCGAACGCGGTGACCACGCTGGCGTAGCGCGTCTTGCGGTCAGTCAAGCCAATCAGGCCGCCGTTGATGCGCTTCGTCAGCTTTTCAAACTCGCCCGCATCTGCCAGCGCTCCGCAGCCGTTGGCACTCCAGAACCAACCGGCTGAACGGGCTGCGAACTTGGGTGACAGCAGCAGGTCAGGATCCTTCAGCAGGTCCACGCCCATGGCTTCGCCGCATCGCCGGTAGTTGTCCGCACCGGTGAGCTGCTTCAGGCCTCTGCCGCGGTAGCGCCACCCGTCGCCGCTGGCCGCTGGCCCGTTGCCCATCCGGCTGGAGTAGACCGCATTGGCGATCAGCTCAGGCTGGCGGTGAAACTTCTTGGCGAACTCAAGCGTGGGGAACCGCTTCGGCCAGATCCTCATCAGCGCCTCGGCGCTGTAGTTGAGGTTCTCCACTAGGCGAGTGAAGCCGCCGCTCTCGTGCGCAGTCTGCGCCAGGAACGCGGCAATCCGCCTGTCGGTGTTGATCTCGTAGCGCTCGCAGGCTGCCTGGATCGCCGGTAGCCACTGCTGCGCGACGTCCGGCTTGACGCCTGCGGCCACGAGGTGACGCATCTCCGGGATCACTTCTTCTCGTCCTTGACCCGCGAGCCGAAGGACGAGCCAAGCAGGAAGCTGAACATGCTGGCCATCACGGTGCCCAGCATGAACCCCAGGATCGTGTCCGCAAAGCGCACGTTCTCCTGCGGGATGCTGGAGAAGGTGATCAGCGGTATGTAGGTCATGGCGAAGACCGACCACACCGTGATGAAGTAGTAGGTGAAGCGACGCACAAAAGGATCACTCGAGGACATCGCGTGCTTAGCCATATCGCGGGCGTTGGCCCGGTCCTTGATCTCGGCCTCGACCATGAACTCCTCGTGCTGCATGGCACGCTCGCGCAGGTCTTTGATGTCCTCCGGCTTCATCTCCTCCTCGGGCTTGAGCGTGACACCGAGCTTCTGCTCGACGTAGTCCACGCCCTTCTCAAGCACCGCATCGGCGATCTTGGGTAGCCCGTTTGAGATCAGGCCAGAGATGATGGATGCGACAACTGGCAGCATGATCAGTCCTTCTTGGTGGTGATGACGTCGTCACCCTTCGTGACCGTCACCCGGCCGCCATCGACGTCAACGCTCATGGGTGGCTCGCGCTTGTCAAGCCTGTTGATCAGGTCACTGATGACCTTGAACTCTGGCTTGTCCTGCTTCTCGGCCGTGTCGGTGATGCCCTTGAGCATCTGGATGATTGCCACCAGCGCGCCGCCGATCATGGTCATCACCGCAGTGATGGCCGACTCGGTCAGGAAGTAGCTGCTGCCCACACCCACCAGCACGATCAGAAAGATGTAGAGCAGGCCGTGCCTGCCGATGGACTTGCTGGCCACCTCCTTGGCCGGTGCCTGCGCCTCAATGCGGCGCAGGTCGGCCTCGGTTTGTGCCTTCATCAGATGAATGTCGTTTGACTCCATGGAACTCTCCGTTGCAACTGGTCTCCGTGGCGTCTCACAATGCTGATATTCAGGGCTGCTTCATGCCCTGCAGGAATTCCTTGTTGAACTCGATGGCCAAGCGGTCGCGCTCGGCCTGTAGCCGCTTGCGCTCGGCCTTCTTCTCGGCGTCAGGCCGGTCGCTGCGGACGATCTCCACCTCTTCCTTGCGCATGCGCGTGAGCTCCTTCTGCTGGCGCTCCTGCAGCTTGGCCAAGTCCAGCAGGCGGTTGGTCTCGGCGTCCAGCTCAGGCTCGATGCCGATCTTGCGCTGGCGCTTGACCTCCTCCACCAGCTCGTCCACCTTGCGCCGGCGCTCGGCCGCGCTGCGGATCGTGGCGTCCTCGTCCACCTCGCCGTAGAAGCGGTTGACCACCGGCATGCTCTTGGCGCGTAGGTTTTCGTCGTCGCTGGACATCGCAATGATGGAGTCGGCCATCTGGTTGACGAACGTGCCCAGGCCGCCGCCGGTGGCCGAGATCAGCGTCTTGATCGTGCCCGGCGTCACCGAGGTCTCCACGCCCAGGATCTCGCCAGGCTTGGCCGCGTTGCCGCCGCCCGCGGTGTTGAGCGCCTCGGCCACCTTCTGCGCAGCCGTGCCCTGCATGGACGGGAACATGCGCTCGGAGTCTGGCCTGGTGTCGAACGACGCCTTGCTGGGCGAAGCCGGCGAGCCGAACGTGTTGCGCTCGGTGGCAAGCTGGATCGGCAGGTCGACCAGGGTCGGCATCGCCGCCAGCAGCACCTGCACGCCGTCGGTGACGTCGACGGATCCACCAAAGGGGTTGACTGAGCCGAACACCACCGAGGTCATGTGGACGGCCGCCTTGGCCGGCGTCACGCCACGGGTCTTGTCTTGGCTGTTGCGCCAGACGTCGGCCGTCATGTAGCCCAGGTTGGGGAAGATGTTGAAGCCGTACTGCACGGGGATCTTGATGTACCGGCCACGCTTGCCCACCCGGCTGATGCCCTCGCCCAGCGGCTCGCCAGGCGGCAGCATGATGATCAGGTTGCGCTCCTTCTCAAAGGCCGGCACCTTGTCCCAGTACGCCTCGCCGTCGTCGTCCTCGCCGCCCGCAGACGCGCCGTACAGGGCCAGCATCGCGCTCACCCCAGCCACGCCCGCCATGGCCGACATGACGGCCGGGCTCTTGAGCACGCGCCCGAGCTGCGCCGTGCCCTGTACGCCGGCGTTGAAGAACAGGTACAGGTTGTTCAGCGCCCCGCCCCACTCGCCCTTGCGGTTGAAGTTGGTGGTGCCGTTCTTGGCCAGCAGGGCCGCCTCGACGCGGGTCTTGCCCACATCTTTGGCGGCGGTGTAGAGCGCGAACCGGGTGGCGTTCTCGCTGGCCGAGCCCAGGAACTCGAGCGACCTCATGACGAACCGCGCCGCCTTGAGCGGGTAGGCCTTGGACTTCGGCCCGGCCATCATCAGGTCGCGCTGCAGATCCTTCCTGATGTCCTCGACCGAACGCATGTAGAAGCCGCCCGTGATGCCGCCGGCCGTGCGGAACTCGTCGTACAGCGGGTCAGCCTTGAGTCCCAGTTCGGACTTGCCAGAGGCCACCAACGCCTTGCCGAAGTTCAGCGTGTAGCGCGCCAGGCCCTTGGGCCCGAGCTCAGCCAGGGCTGCAGTGGTGCCCGACCACAGGGCGTCGCGGGGGAGGTTGATCGCCGCGAAGGCCGGGTTGTAGCGGGTCAGCACGGCGCGCAGCCAGTTGTTCCACCAGCCGGTGGCCGCCAGGGTGGCGCGCTCGAGCCCGCTTATCTCGTCCTTCCAGGCCTGGCGCAGCGCACGGGCGAGCTCTGGGTCGGCCAGCTTGATGTAGACCTGATTGCCGCCCACCTTCACGCCGATGGTGTCCTCGCCCTTCTCGACGTTGGACGTGAACTGCACGACGCCCTGCGCCTTGTTGAACGTGGGCTTGCTCTTGACCACGTCCACGCCCCACAGGTCGGGGTCGGGGTTGGACAGCACGAAGTCCAGCAGCACCTTGCCGACGTCGTTCTTTTCGATGCGCTGGATCACGCGCTCGTAGTCGCGGATGGCGTTCTCGATCAGCCCGCCCGCACGCGAGGTGCGCCCCAAGGCACGGATCGTTTCCTGGCCCCGGATGTTGACGCCGCGGCCCACCCCTGGCCGGGCCACGCCGGTCTCCTCCACGACGTTCTCCCAGCCCCGCAGGGGGATGTAGAACTCGTAGGCGCCGTCCATGGCGTCAAACTCGTCCTGCGTGATCAGGCCCTCGTTCAGCATGAGCTGCCGGGTGGTGGCCGTGATCGACATCAGGTCTTTGTGCAGCGCGTCGTACTCGGCCTGCTTGCCCGACTGAGCCACCCGCTGCAAGATCGCGGCGGCGTCTGCGTTGGTCATGCCCGAGCCACCGTCGGGCAGGCGCGGGTTGATGCTGGCGATGTAGGCGTTGCGCTCTGCGGCGTGCTTGGCGTAGGCGTAGATGGCCAGCTCGTCCATCTCGATGTCGGCCTTGATCGCCCGCTCGGTCATCGGCCGCAGCACGTCGACGCGGAAGTCCTCCACCGCAGCCTGGATCCGGCCGGGCATCAGGGTGTTGGCGTCGTAGAAGTTCTGTCTTTCTCCGACCCTGCGGCCCTTGGCTTTGACCGCGTCGATCACGCGCCTCATGCGCAGCGCATCGTCCTGCAGTTTGATGCGGACAGCGTCGGTGGCCGACGTCGCGGGCAGCGTCATGGTCTGGCCGATGACGGGGCCGCGATTGCTGGCAGCGATGCCTTCTTCCTCGACAGGTGTTGCAACCTCAGACTCTGGAACCTCTTCCACCATCCCCGCCGCATCCATGATCAGCGTGCGCATCTGCTGCGCCCGCTCGATGATGGCCTTGGCTGCGGCAATGGCCGCGGCGTTGCCGTTGCCGCCGACGCGCTTGATCTCGCTCTCGAGCTCGGCCACGTCCTTCGGGCTGAACAGCTCGGTCGTGGTGATGCACTTGCTATACGTGGCCATCCAGAACTCCTGATGAGACAAGGCCGAAGAGGAACTCGCTGATCTCGGCGTCCTCGGCCAGGGCGATCTCGCGGAACTGCTGGTCCCACGGGTCGATCGCCGGTGAATCGTCTTCCTGCTGCTGATCGGCAGGCAGTGGCCGCCGGCGCTTGCGCTGCACCGTGAACGGGCCGATCGGCCCACCGCCGGTGTTGACCCGGTACTTCCAGTCGGGTGGTCCGAAGGGCTCGCTGCGCGCACCCACCGTCGCGTTGAAGAACTGGCTGCCGTTGTCGAACCTGGCTGGCGCCAGAGTGATCGCTCCAGTGCTGACAACAGCAGCAAAGAACGCATTGACGTTGTCAAAGCGCGCTGCGGTGAGCGACACAGCGCCAGTGGTGAGCGTGGCACCGTAGAAGACCTGAGCGTTGTCGTACCGTGCCGGTGCCAAGTTGGCGCCACCCGTGGACACGACAGGCGAGTAGAAAGTCGACGTGTTGTCAAAGCGGGAGGCAGTGAGCGTGACCACCCCACGCGCCACAGTGGGCGCATAGAACGTCTGAGCGTTGTCGTAGCGGGCAGCCGACAGCGTGACCGCGCCCGCAGCAATCGTCGGCCCATAGAACGTCTGCGTGTTCGTGTAGAGCGCCGGCGCAAGGGTGACGCCACCCTGGGTGACAACAGGGCTGTAGAAGACCTGGGCGTTGTCGTATCGTGCCGGCGTGAGCGCCACCGCGCCGCGCCCGACCGTGGGGCCGTAGAACGTCTGTGCGTTGTCGAACCTGGCTGCCGTGAGCGTGACCGCACCCGTGGCCAGCGTGGGCGCGAAGAAGCTCTGAGCGTTGTCAAACCGCGCCGGGGTGAGCGTGACCGCGCCTCGGCTTACCGTTGGCCCAAAGAACGCTTCGCTGTTGGTATACAGCGAAGGCGCAAGCGTCTGTGTTCCAGGCCCTGCCCCGCCCTGGCCCAGCAGCAGGGTCAGCAGCATGGCTTAGAAGACCTCGAAGGTGATCTCGAAGGACAGGTTACCGACGCTGGCCACCGTGCCTTGAACAAAACGCAGGCCGGTGTTCTCGCGCACGATCAAGTCCGCGCCCTCGTTGCGGACAAACTCCGCGCCCAAGACCCCAGCAATGCCGCTGGCGGCGTTGGTCTCCTCGGTGAACACAAACCGTTGGCCGATCAGCGCGCCCGCCGTCGCCCCGCCTGTGGGAGCAGAACGGGCCGTAATGTTGGCCGACAGCGCCGCGTTGGCGGTGTCCATCTTGCTGATGGTGATCGCCGTCAACGATGTGCCGTCCGCAGTCGCCGACGTGCCCCCAGTGCCCACTGCCGTGGTGCGCGTCAGGTTCACCTCAACGCCCAGCGTGCCGGTCACCGCCGTGTCGTTGTCCACGTAGCAGTAGGCCGACAGGATGCGCAGCGTTCCGCCGCTGCCCGTGGCGTTGAACAGGTCTAGGAACACCTTGTTGGCGCCCACCGCCTGAGCGGGGCAGATCATGCGGTACTGCGGCAGGCTGCCGCTCAGGTGCCCGTCCGGCAGCGCCAGCATGACGACCTGGTACTCCTTGGAGGACACCAGCTGCGTGGCCACCGTCGCCCCCGAACCAGGGGTGACGGCGATTGAGTCGTTTGGCAGCGCCATGATTTACCTCAGAGCTGGAAGATCCCGCTCGCATTCCAGGTCACATTGATGTCGCCGCCGTTGGGCGTGACCGGCAGACCCGTCACCCCGGTGTCGATGAACGCCACTAGGCGCGACGTGCCGGCCGTGCCGGTGTCGATGTAAAGCACCAGCGCCTCGGCGGTGTTGCCCGTCACGGCGCTGTAGGTCACATCGCCACCGTCGAACACACCGTTGGTGTACGACTTGGTGGCGCCGATGGTCTGCGCCGTGCCGACCACGCCCGACAGGCTGGTCAGGAATTCGTGCGCGGCGCTGTAGGTGTAGGTGCCGGTGTCAACCAGCGCGGCCTTGACCGTGCCGGTCAGAGAGGAGTTGGCGCTGCTCTGCAGCACGGCTTCCTTGTACTTGGGGTAGATGGCATTTGGCATGGTTCACTCCTTACTCGGGGATTGCTCTGATGGACTCGACGAGGCCGTCCTTGCCTCGTGCGAACTCAAACTTCCAGCCCTTTGGACGGGGCATCTCGACGTTGACGACGGGCGTCGGCATGTCGATCTTTGGCATTGTGATATTTGGGGCAGCTTGATTAACCTGCAGCTTCAGGTTCTGCACCGCTTTCACAAGGGCGTCGAAGTTGGCCTGGTTGGCGCGCACCGCCTCGGCCACGGATGACACGTCCAGCTCCGGCATCGGGGGCGGCGCCTTCACCGCCTCAGCCGCCTGCAGGGCGCTCTCAACCTGCGACATCAGGGCCTGCATGCTGCGCTTGCCGTCCTGCAGCAGGCGCATCGCGGCGTCCACCGACATCTGGTCGGAACCCTCGTCATCAAAGGTGCCGCCGATCTCGTTGGCCAGAGATGCCCATTCACTTGACTTCATTGCAGGCATTTCAGCAGCTCCGAGTAACGGTTGATTTTAGCGTCGAGCTTCTCCACCGCGCCAGCGGGATTAGGCACGCGCATGGTGCGGCCGCCGATGATGACGGACACCGGGCCTGCGGGCTCGGACGCAGCCATCTCGGGGGCGGCGCGGTTGGAGGCTTGCACCGCGTCTCCGACCCGGCCTTCGGTCCACGTCCACTTAGGCATGAGCCCGGTCTTCTGGTCGGCGAAGACGGTGTCTTTGACGATGGCTGTGCGGTTGTGCTCGCCGACCGTAATGGTCCGCCAGTTGTCCGGGTGCAGTTGCTCCGCCTTCTCTTGCCCGACCACGTCCTTGAGCAGCTCCGGGTTGTAGTTCAGCCAAGAGTTCTGGCCGCGGGTCTCGCTGGTGATGGCGGCCACAGCGCTGCCAGTGAACAGCCTGGCGTGCGCCTGCCAGGCGTTCTCCTCGCCCTGCTCGCGGAACCCTGCGCCTTCCATGCCGTGGCCAAAGGCATCATGCACGGCGCGGAACAGGTCGTTGGCCAGCACAGGCCGGAGCTCACCGTCGGGCGAGCCATAGGGCCAGAGCATGTCGGTTTCGGCTTCCATCAGGTTGCCTTCGAAACCGCTGTCCGACTCCTCACTGCCAAACCCATCGGCAGTCGAGAACACGCCCATCGACTGCTTCGACCGCAGGTCGCGCAGCGCGTCCCAGGGGCTCTTGTATGGGTCGTTCTTGGGGTCGATGAACCAGAACTTGTAGCCGGCCGCCTCAAGGGCGCGGTACTGCGCAGTCGTCTGGCGGATCAGGTTGTCGTAGGCTTCCTTGACCTTCGGATCCTGCGGCGCGTGAGCCATCGCCTCGTAGACGGCCGCGATGCGTGCGGCACGCTTGGGGTCTACTCGGACGTATTCGGCTTGTCGCTTGAGGTCGATCCCGTTTTCGCGGGCGTACTGCTCTGCGACTGCGACGATGCGAGGGTCCGGGCCTGTTGCGCCCTCGATGACCGGGACGCCTGGAAGCGGCGCCGGTCCTGCACTATCTGCGCGTCCTCTTCCGTCTCCGACGGCTCGATTGGAGGCGCTGATCTGGTTCCCACCAGGAAGTTCTCCTCCCTGTTGGCTTCCATCGACCGATACCCGTCCAACTGCTGCCGCAATGCTCTCACGAACGGGGCGTCCCTGCCAAGCCTGGCTTCGGCTCTGATCAGTTCCTGCTGTAGATGCTGCACCTGAGTAGGCATCGATTGCTCCTTGATACTCGCCAGCAAACCGCGTATCGACTTCATAGTCGAAGCGGCCGGCAAATGACACACCGTCGAACTTACGCAGGACTTCATCGGCAAAGTTGCCAAGGTTGTCTGCGCGCTCTCTGATGATATCACCAATGTTATTTTCTGTGGCATCAGCAAGCCGCGGGTCAAGGCCGTATCGCGCCTCAAACTCAGGCATGTAGATGATTCGCATGCCAACCGGAGTGCCCATCGCGCCGGAGCGAGTCGTCGGGGTGCGGCGGCCGTCCACGATGATGGTGTAGCCGGCAACCTCAAAGTAGCCAGGGCCGACCTCGGTGGTCTTGGCGATGCGCTTGCCAGCGATCTCGGCCATCATCTTGGCCGCTTCCTCGGCCTGCTTCATGTCCCGGAAGTAGATCTCGATGCCGGGCCGGTGCTTCAGCGGATCGAACTTCTCATCCGGGCGCAGCACCCGTGCGACGAACGCCGAGTCTTGGTTCGCGTCTCGAGCAGCCGTGAACACTGCCGCCGCCATCGGCCGCGCATTGAAGCCGGCCCGGGCAATGACCTCCATGTCAAGGGCGCGTTCGACTGAGCCATAGCGGCCCTGGGTCGAGATCGCTTTCAGGCCAATGACCGTCGCCCCATCGTCGACCGAGATAACAGCTTTTTCAATCGAATTGGCCAGGTCTGACATGGCCGTATCTGTTGGCTGCTGATCGCCCTGCTGAATCGACAGGCCGCCCACAAACCTGTCCACGGTGCGGGACATCTGCTTGAGCTTGCCCACCGCCGCAGCCCGGCTGGCCTGGCTCTGCTCCACCGTAGGCTTGCCCAGCGTGCGCTGCGCCTTGGAGATCTGCTTCTCCAGATCTTTCACCGCCACGGTCTTCCGGGCCTTGTCGATGGCCTTGCGCGCCGCTGCGTTCTCAGCCGCGATCTCCTTCTTCTGCGCGCCGGTCAGTTTGTCCTCAGGCTTGGCCGTCTTGTCGGCAACCAGGCGCTGAGCGTTGCGATCCAAGACAGCGTTGGCCTGGGCAATCGCCGGCACGCTCTCAATCTCCTTGCGCACCCGGGCGATATCAGCGGTCGCTTGCGCACGCTGCTCAGCCGTTGTTGCCACGGAGCTGTCAGCGATGCGACGCAGGTCGGTCACTGCATCCCGGTCCTTGATACCGGCCAGATCGGACTCGAGCTCAAAGGAGCCGCCCTCACCAGCAGCGGAAGTCCAGTTGCCCTTGGTCCAGACCTCCTTCTCAATGAACCACACCAGCGCCTGCAGGTCGTCATCGTTGATGCTGCGCAAGGTTG